GGTTTGAGCGGCGTGTGTCTGCTGTGTGCGGGGAGCGGAGGTTTGTTTTCCCTCCGTCGCCCCCCCCCCGCCGATAACACACAGCAGGTCAGCGGTTCCGGCATAGCGGAGAATCTTGTGGTAGACCCTGCACTCCGTCGCCAGGACCTCCGGCTGGCGCAGCTCCCACCACTCCCGGAACGCTTGGAAGTATCCGGCATAGGCCGGCGGGATGTCCTCAATGCCAAATTTGGCGAAATTCTCGACGGCGTTGTGGATAGCCGTCCCCCTCCTGGCCGCCCGTTCCAACACATCCGGGTCCACAGCGCGGTAGAAGTCATCGGACAGCAGTTTCATCACCGTCGTCACACTGGGAATGATGAGCTCGTTCAGCCGGTAGGTGTGCGTGAACTCATCGAAGGTCAGCTCAGGGAACTGCGGAATATGGATACTACCCATCATATCCGTCACCCTCCTCCGCAACTCCGGTTCTGGCACCGCACTTCTCCAGCAACAGGCTCACCGCCGCGTCGCTGGCGCAGTCTTCCAGGTGGTAGTAGGAGCCGTCCAGCTCCATGTACTCATCTCCCGGCACAATGGGTTCTCCGCAGTAGGCGCAGGTGAACACCGTCGGCGGGTCCGGCGCATTAGGACACCTGCTGTCGCACGGGAAGCGCCCGCAGATCGCACACATCGAACATTCCTCCTCTCAGGTTAATTGCCAGCCTCATGTAGTAGTCAGTCAGCTCGTTCTCATACAGCAGCGGAAGATAGCTGTTCGGCTTCTGATTCAGCGCACACTTTCTCCTGGTGTGGGCCAGGACCTCTTCCGCAACGTGGTCCGGGATACGGAAGCCCAGAGTTTTCTCCGCAGCAGCTCTTGCGGTATCGACCGTTTCAGCCATCACTCATTACCGATGCGCCGACGGAGCTCGCCCAGCAGGTCATCCGTGGACACGTTGCTCAGGTCCGGCTCAGTAGAGGTAAAGAGAGAAGAGGAAACGACCAAAGCCGGGCGAATGGCATACCCACCGTGGGAGCAGATGCCGTAGCCCCAGCTGCCACTCGTGCGGACGAACAACGCGTGCGTCGCGCCGTAGTGCTCCGGCCCTCCCCAGCCCGTTGCCAACCAAGAGGCGATGTTCGGGTCCGGCATGACCTCAGCACACCGGCGGGCCTCATCCAGCGTTAAGGGGGCCGCCTTTACCTCCAGGTCGCCGTATCCCTTGTAGCCGTCCAGCGTGGTCAGGCTAATCGTGCGGGAGCGGATGAGGTCAATCTCATCATCAAGCCCCTGCTCCGCCATCTTCTCGGTCAGGCGGTACAGCCACTCATCCACCCTGTTCTTCAGATCGCTCTCGGCGTAGTTGTTGGTGTCACCGAACCGGCTCGTTCCCTGCCCCTCCAGGGCCAGGATGAACAGGTCGTGGCTCTCTCCCTCACCGCTGAACGGGCCGCGGTCTTCCAGGACTACAAAGTCAATGCCCGCGAGCTGAACGGTGTCACCGGGCTTACAGGAAATGCAGGTGTTCTTCATGGTCTCATCTTCCTTTCTATCATTTTTCCGAACGGCTCTGCCCCAGGACCTTCGTACCGATGAGCTTCAGCTCTCCGGCGGCCTTGATGAGCCCGTCCAGGTATTCAAGTATCCTTTCGAGGTCCGCACGTTCGTCTTCGCTGATTACGCCGTCGGCCGTGATGTCAATGAGCGTATTCTTTACATCCTGGACATCAGACTCACGGAGCTGCTTCAGGAGCTGCATCGCCGTCCTCTCGACGGACGATAGCTCAGCAGACGGCATCGGGCAGCCTCTCCCGATGGGACACTCTTCCGCGCAGTACCAAGCCTTCAGTTCCGGGGCGCCGTATAGCTCCGCCATCAGGACAACCTTGTCCACCGGGATGACCTTTGTGATGCCCAGCTCATAGTCCGCGAGGCTTGATACCGAAACCCCCAGCAACTCCGCAGCACCTTCCCGGCTGTTCAGCCTGTCGTTGTATTTTGCAGCCTCTTTTCTACACCGAAAGCACGGATTTTCACAGGCTTTCATAGCGTCTCGCCCCATTTTCTCTACCCCCCTTCTGCGGTATAATTCCCTTGTCGGTTAGGATTGTGCATTTACTTACCGACACGGTAAGCTACCGTCAAAAAAAATAGCACTCACCTGGTCCCAAGTGAGGTCGAGCTCTTTGGCGATGATGACCTTCTCTTCGTCAGAGAACCCCACCTTCCCCCGTTCCTTTTTGGCGTAGGAGACCACGGACTTGCCGATTGCAGCGGCCATGTCCGCCTTAGTCTTGTTCTTACGTTTCCTGGCGTATTCGAGCTCCAGTCGGTTCATTTGCTCACCTCCCCTCTGTATCTTCATTCTAACTTACCATTGCGGTTATGTCAAGATAATTTTTATATTTTTGGTAAGTTTATTTTACAATTTGGGAAAGATACTGTAAAATCGGTAAGCAAACATTTTTAGGAGGCATTATCCATGTACGACAAAAACACTTTTGCCAACAGCCTCAAATCCTTACTCGAAAAGCGCGGGATGACGCAGAGAGCTCTTGCGGAGAAACTAGGAACCACAGAGGTAACTGTCTCCAGGTATACCTCCGGCAACAGGACCCCGAACGTTGAGACCACCGTGGCGATTGCTGAGGTGCTCGGCGTGTCCCTTGACCAGCTCGTCGGATACGAACCGCCCGCGGCCCCCAGGCCCTCTCCTGATGTGACCATCCTTCTTTCTTGCTATGCAAAGGCATCGGCGGCTGATCGCAGCGTCCTCTGGTCGCTCATGGACCGCTATATGACGACAGAGCAGCATATCGTCATCGAAACTATGCAGAAGGCCGAGCAAGCTGCCGCCATCTAAAAGGCCAGTGGTAGCAAGGTCATCACGGTTGACTTCAAAAACTGGCGTCCATGAGTGGCGGATTTTGAGCTAAAATCGTTCACATGAGAAGGCATGGCTTAAAAGGGCTTAGAATCGCTTGTAGAGGCATTTTCGCCGGGGTGGTATAAGTATATTCTGAACAAATCAACTCTGTTTTGCCATTTTTTCCCGTTCTAAAAAACTCTTAAATCACCCGAAAATCTGTCTTTTTCCGTTAAAAAAATTTCTTTTTATGGAATCTGCATAGTTTTGACACGTAAATTTGTGCAGAATATGAGGAGGCAATAGCTATGGGCAAGCAACGTACTGGTGATGAGCATATCGTGTTTGACGGTATGCCCATCGGTCACCTACTCAGCGACTACTGGGCCTGGAACTCTTCCGATCTACTCATAAACACCGAACGCGGCTCATTCAGCGAGTTCATCGTGTCTTCCGCCCTAGACCTGGACCTGTCTGGCACACGGGAAGATTGGGGGCCCTACGATGTCCTCTTCCCCTACCAGTGGGCTCAGGACGGGGTGGAGCGCGGCGCCGTTCACGTCGAGGTAAAGAGCGCAGCCTATCTTCAGTCTTGGGAGCAAAGCAAGCTCTCCAACATCATCTTCAGCATCCGGCCGGCACGGGCCTGGGACCCGGAAACCGGCTACCGCGGCGATCTGAAGCGCCAGTCGGATGTCTACGTCTTCTGCCACTACACGCAGAAGGCCCGCAGCAAGGCCGACCCTCTGGCCCTGGATGACTGGGATTTCTATGTCATTTCAACGAGGAAACTGGACGAAGTATGCGGTGCTCAGAAGACCATTTCTCTTGCTTCTTTGCAACTTCTTGGTCCTATTAGGGCCGACTATTCAGGAATCAAAGAGGCAATTATACACTGTATTCGTGGTTATGAATGTACCCCCCTCCACACACACCATCCACCCACTCTTGGCATATTACATAATTTTCGCATATAAATTTTGTACATAATAACCAAGCAACTCCGCCTGGACGGAGCTGCTTTCCCTGCTATCTTTATCTTCATTTTTGGACCATATACGGGTGATTGATATGTCTACTCAACCAAAAACGCCGCAATTTGGCTCGGCCTATATCCGCGTTTCTACCGATGACCAGATTGAACTCTCCCCAGAAAGTCAGTTGGAGGAAATCAGAAAGTACGCACAGCGAGAAGGCATCCTGCTACTCGATGACCAGATTTACATTGACGCCGGTATCTCCGGCAAGAAAGCGGAGCGGCGGCCGGAGTTCATGCGGATGATTGCTACCGCCAAATCTCCAGACTGCCCCTTCTCCGTCATCCTTCTCTGGAAATACTCTCGCTTCGCCCGGAACCAGGAGGAAAGCATCTTCTACAAATCCATCCTGCGTTCCAAGTGCAACATCGACGTGGTGAGCGTCACCGAGCCGCTGATCGCCGGTCCCTTCGGCTCCCTCATCGAGCGCATCATTGAGTGGATGGACGAATTTTACTCCATCCGGCTGAGCCAAGAGGTCAAGCGCAGCATGAAAATCAACGCAGAGCGTGGGCGGCTCCAGGCTACCCCGTCTTTCGGCTACAGCGCCAAGGACGGTATCCTGATCCCGAACGAGGACGAGGCCATTTACATCCGCCGCATCTTTGACAGCTTCTTGGCAGGCAAGGGCATCTATGTCATCGCCAGGGAGCTCAACGCCATGGGCGTCCGCACTCACCGGGGCAATCCCTTCGAGAACCGGACCGTGGAGTACATCCTTCGCAATCCGGTTTACATTGGAAAGCTCCGCTGGAATCCAGAGGGGCGGACCCGGCGCGACTTCTTCAACGAGAACATCATCGTGGCCGATGGCGGCCATGAGCCCCTGGTCAGTGTCGAGACCTGGGAAGCAGCTCAGCGTCAACTGGATGCAGTGAAGGCTCAGTGGGGCTACAAGGCTCGCCCCACCTCCGAGCTGAAGGGCTGGACCTCTGGCATCGTGCGTTGTGCCGCCTGCGGTGCCACGCTGATCTTCGCCCAGCCACACTACTACAAGTGCAACAACTATGCTCGCGGTCGATGCAGATACTCTCAGCACGTTCGGGCCGAGGCCCTGGAAGAAGCCATCATCGCCCGTCTGACGAAGGATGCCACCAGTACCTCCCCACTCGCCTACAATATCACCTACACCAACGCCAGCGGCGGGCATGAGCTGGCCCGTCTGGAAGCAACTGTGAAGCAGCTCCAGGTGAAGCGCGGGCGGCTCCAGGAGGCGTACTTGGCCGGCGTCCTGAGCCTGGAGGACTTCTCCGTTGCGAAGACCGACATCGAAGGCTCCATATCCAAAGCAGAAACCGAACTGGAAGAGCTCCGGGCTAGGTCCGACACGGCCATCGTGGAGAACCAGCTCCAGACCGCTATCGCCCAGGCACTGGCTACGCTCCAGTCTCAGGATGCCTCTCTGGAGGAAAAGAACAACGCGGCGCGGTCCGTCATCGAGAACTGCATCTATGACAAGGAAAACTCCCTACTTACCATCACCTACCGAGTCTTGATTTAGGCTCACTTTCATCGTCTATTGATGTATGGGGGACCGGACGGCGAGCTGGGCGCATCCCTGCGCTACCTCAGCCAGCGTTTTTCCATGCCCTACCCGGAACTGAAGGGATTGCTGACAGACATCGGGACCGAAGAGCTGGGGCATCTGGAGATGATCGGAACGATTGTCCACCAGCTGACGCG